GCCCAGTATGGGGGGATCGAGGTAGAACAGGGTTTCTGGTCGGTCGTATTTGGCGATGACTTTTTGCCATTTCAGGTTCTCTATATAGACACGGTCGAGCCTGAACTTGGCCTCAGTGAGTGACTCTTCGATGCGGCGCAGGTTGAGCTTTGGGGGTGCGCTGGGGGCGGTACCGAAGGTCGGTGATGTCATCTTGGCTCCGAATGCGGCCCTCAACAGGTAGTAAAACCGGGCGGCGCGCTGAATGTCGGTGAGAGTTTCTGGCTGGGCCATTTTCTCCCATTCGAACATCTGTCTGCTGACTAGCGCCCATTCGAACTGCTTGAGGAATTCGACCAGGTGGTGTTTGACCACCCGATACAGGTTGACCAGCTCACCGTTGATGTCGTTGAGGACTTCGACCTTGCTTTCTTCTTTTTTAAAGAGCAATGCACCGGCACCGGCGAAGGCTTCGACATAACAGCGGTGCTGCGGGTACAAGGGCAGGATTTTATCTGCCAGGCGGGATTTTCCACCCATCCAGGGTATAAACGGTTTCACTAGTGAGCCTCCTTTATATATGTGATAGGCTGACCCTGCCGTCATGACGGTGGGAGGGCCTTGCCTGGCTCGGTGCGTGTTCACCGTGGTGGGGGCCGGGTGGGTGTTACAGCACCTGTCCGGTCGCCCTTTCTTTCTTAATAGTTATCTTGCGATATACTTCTTTATTGCCGACGTGGCTGTCACCCACATATGTACACCGTCAAACACAATACCGGATTGATTGTTTGATAAATTGTACGTTGCGATAACCGTATCACTATGTATGTCAATTTTTCTAACCTTGGTTGTCGCTTTTGACCAGATATACCTACCATCAAAAGCAACACCTTTTAATTGTTCGCCCGCAAATACCAGAGTGTTATCAATTACACCGGTCTCTACGTTTATTTTTATTAAGTTTTCAGAATTATCAGAACACCACATATGCGTCCCATCGAATGCTGGAAAAAAGGCTGTTGCCGCGATGGTTGTGGTTGAATTGTCTGATACATTAATTTTTGTGATCACCGTATCTAACCAATTGCAAACCCAAAGGTGCGTGCCGTCAAATGCAGAATAATAAGGAGCATTGCCCACTGCTATCGTGGCAACAACCGTGTCGGTCGTGATGTCTATTTTTGAGACGGTGTCATCTAATGTATTGCAGACCCAAACATGCCCGGATGCATAAGTAACGCCCGCTTGTTGTGAGCCACACGTCACGGTTGCATCGATGGTATTGGTTTCAATGTTTATTTTCACCGCATCTTGTGCTGTGCCGCCTGTATATACGCTCATCCATACATGCGATCCGTCAAATGCAAAACCATTCGCTGATCCGATCGCGTAAGGAATTGTTGCGTCAACCTGATGTGTTAATATATTGATTTTTTGAATATCCCCTCCGCCGGGTCTAAGCCAAATGTGCGTACCATCAAAACACATAGCGTCCGCACCAATAGCAATTAAGTCTTTTCGGCCAGGTCGATATGACAGCCCGAGCGTGTCAGCCAGAAGCGGTACATGTGCAGCTCGACCATAGATTTTTCCGCCCAATCCTTTTTGTATCTGGTCGTCATCTGCCGTGCTTAACGTTAGTCCGCACCACTGCACAATCTTTACTAGCTCGCGCTGTATGGTGTTGGCCCAACCGGCACGCAGGTCTGTTGTGGTGGGGGTTTCTTTGAATTCACCATTGCCGTCGGCGGTGGGGGTGTCGTCTCCGATTTTATGCATTTGTTTGTACCTCGTAGTCGTAGGTAATTGAATAGGTTTCGTTGAGGGGGTTGTCGAAAATGTGGGCACTGCCCTGGTCGATGTTGGCCCCCACATCATCAGCATGCGCCCCGACAATGGCGGTATCGCCATCACTTGATAACGCAACCGAGAATCCAAAGCGATCATTGGCGGCACCGTCACCGGCGGTGAGTTGTTGTTGTTGAGTCCATACGCCAGTCGTCCGCATGTAGACATAGGCGCTGCCCTGGTTGGCGTTGGCCCCCACATCATCAGTATACGCCCCGACAATGGCCGTATGACCATCATTTGATAACGTAACCGAGGATCCAAAGCGATCATTGGTGGCACCGTCACCGGCGGTGAGTTGTTGTTGTTGAGTCCATACGCCAGCCGTCCGTGTGTAGACATAGGCGCTGCCCTGGTTGGCGTTGGCCCCCACAGCATGAGCATACGCCCCGACAATGGCCGTATCGCCATCACTTGATAACGCAACCGAGGATCCAAAGCGATCATTGGCGGCACCGTCTCCGGCGGTGAGTTGTTGTTGTTGAGTCCATACGCCAGTCGTCCGTGTGTAGACATAGGCGCTGCCCTGGTCGGCGTTGGCACCCACATCATCAGAATTCGCCCCGACAATGGCCGTATCGCCATCACTTGATAACGCAACCGAGGATCCAAAGCGATCATTGGCGGCACCGTCACCGGCGGTGAGTTGTTGTTGTTGAGTCCATACGCCAACCGTCCGTGTGTAGACATAGGCGCTGCCCTGGTCGGCGTTGGCCCCCACATGATCAGCATGCGCCCCGACAATGGCGGTATCGCCATCACTTGATAACGCAACCGAGAATCCAAATTGATCATTGGCGGCACCGTCACCGGCGGTGAGTTGTTGTTGTTGAGTCCATACGCCATTTATGTCGCGAGTAAAAACATATGCGCTGCCCTGGTCGGCGTTGGCCCCCACATTATCAGCATGCGCCCCGACAATGGCGGTATCACCATCACTTGATAACCCAACCGAGCGCCCAAAGTAATCATCGGCGGCACCGTCACCGGCGGTGAGTTGTTGTTGTTGAGTCCATACGCCAGCCGTCCGTGTGTAGACATAGACACTGCCCTGGTTGGCGTTGGCCCCCACAGCATGAGCATACGCACCGACAATCGCCGTATCGCCATCACTTGATAACGCAACCGAGAATGCATAGTAATCGTTGGCGTCACCCTCTGGATCAAACAACACCGTTTCATTAAACGCCTCGTAAGTAAACGTCGGCACCGCATGCGCCTGGTTGAGTCGCATCATCACGCATTCGAGGGCTTGTTCATCGCCATATGTGCGCAGTGCTGTGCCGACGGTGTGGCCAGCGCCCTCGCCGACGGATAGTCGAGTGATGGGGACGTCATGCACGTTGATCTCGTAATGGTGCGGCGTGACTTTGTCGATGATGTCGATTGTGTAGCCCATGCGACTGGCGACGCTGATAAGGTACGGGATGTTGTGACCGCCGATGCCAAGATATCGACCAACAACTGCTGCACGACGCTCTTCAATCGTGGGGTTGATGGTGTTGCTGCAGGTGTCGGGCAGGTTAAGAACGCGCTCATAATCTGTCAGCAGCTCGGATGATGTGCGTGGGTCGGCCTCTTCCATGAGATCATCTTCGCGTTGGTCGAGTCTTGCGAATTCATCGGCAATCGCATGACATAGTTTTGCCATTGTGCTTGTGATGTTGCGTGCCCAAGCCCGGCCACGGGGAAAAAGATTTAATAATTGATCGCGATAGTCTTCCGCACTTATGCCCATGTGATGGTCCCCACGACTGCGATTTGCGATGGCAGTGTTGTGACGTCGGCGGCTGGTGCGGTGAGGGTATGATCCTCTTCGTCTTCGGCTATCGATATCGCTTCATTGATTTGTGACAAGTAGATACCGCCACCGGGTTCGGCACGTCGAACAAACAGGTCTTTGATCTCGGCTTCGACTTCGAGACGGATGGCTGGCGTATCGGGCGTGATGGACAAGGTGATGTCGATAGCCTTGGGCACCGGCGCTTGAACATTGGCATCGGCGGTGGCCGGGCGAACATTATCGATATAGTTTTGCACGGTGGTGACATCACCGGCTTGCGGTATGCCATCGCCATACGTGTCATCCATCATGAAGCGGACCACGACAGTGCCGTCACCGTTTTCGAGTGGATAAGACCAGGCGCGAGTGACACCGGCGACTTCTTTTGCCCAGGCGATGTAATCATTTTTGTTGCCGCCCTGGGTGGGCTTGCGCCAGCGCTCCAGAATGCGCTCTCTGTAGTCGGCCAGGGCTTCGATGTCGGTGCCGCCCGTGAGGCCAGAGGCATTGACGGTGGCAAGACTATCGATACCCGCGATAGGTGATGTGAGGTTGACATTAACTCCGGCAACAGTGGTGCCATTCGCCCCCGCCAGCACGGCGGTGACGGCAGCGGTGGCAACACCGGCCGCGATGGTGACCAGGGCATCAGTGGTGTAGGCGACACCATCGGCACGTTGTACTTCGGTACCGACCGGGATGTTGGTGCCGTTGGTGCCGGTAAAGTCAACATTGCCGGTGGCCTTGGTGGCCGCCTTGCGCGGTATGTCTCGGATGTTGCCGTGGCGCAGCAACCACTCTTCGTCAGCCGTGTCGGGCAGGATCTGTTTGGCTTTCCATGCCTGGTAGCCATACATGAGATGTATTGCTCCGGCCAGCACCGTCGCCAGCACATTGAGGACCGTGCCTTTTAATTTTGACTCAACACCGGGCATGCGGGTGTTGATGTCGGACTGAATGCGGTCTTTTAATTCGGCGAGTGTTGGGCGTGTAAATGGCATTTAAGACACCTCTATTCGGCTAATAACTACTGCATCCATGCATTTAGCATTTTCAAAAAATGCTTTGTCTAATTCTCTTGTGTGATGATGTTTTCGAACGGCTTCTATAGCAGACTCCACATCATTAGCCACAGCACGAATAACATGAAAACGGGATCTGTATTTGAATGTCAGCTTGTATAGTTTTATAACTTCTAATGCATCTTTGTTGAAATCATCATCCATTTAACTGTCCCTCCCATAGATGGTTGTATTCAAAAGTGGCATCGCTGCCATCGGGCCGGGTGATGATGATCGACAGGCCGAGGATGTCCTGGTGGGTGCCACCGTATTCGGCGGTGACTTCGACATCCTGCACCACGCCATCATCGATGAGGGGTTTCAGTGCGGCATAGGCATCGGCCTCGGCCTGGTTCAATGTTTGCTGCGTGGCCTTGGCGGCATCCAGCTTGTAAAGCTCAGAACCGAGTGGTCGATCAAAATACTTGTCACCCCACCATTCACCCACATCGGTGAACAGGTACATGGTTACCACTGTTTGCAGCCCCTCATCGGTGGCGATGTCTGGCGCATCGATGCCGAGATCAAAACTGCCTGGGTCAACTTGTATGAGTGCGATATCAGTCATGGCATCAGGTCATCGGTGTTGTGGGTGGACTGGTTGGGTTGCCAGCGTTGCCGGTGTGGACGTGGGCATTGTGACCATCCACGATATCTTGCATCGACCGTGTGCTGTCGCTGACGTCTCCGGTGGCGGTGATGGCTCCATCAACATTGAGGTCGCCGACAACGTTGACACCACCACTGGCAGTGATGGTGATGGTGCCATCGTTGTTCATGATGATGGTTGAGCCGTTCGCGTCGTAGAGTGCCACCTGGCCTTCGGTCAAGGTGGTGAGACGGTAGCGGCGATCACCAACGTTGATCACAATAGTGTGGCTGCGACGGCCGCCCACTGAGAGCAGGACGGCTTCGGATTCTTTGAGTGGGTGTGCGGTCAGTCCATAAGGTTCGATGTGTTCAATTTTATCCAGCACTTCGTTTTGCAGGGCGACGACCTGCAGTTCCTGGACCTGCTCATCAGGGTAGATCAATTTCACTATGGCCCGGCTGACGATCAATTTGATGCGTCGCTGCAGGGGGGCGAGAATTTTTGCAATGGCGCGGCTCACCAGATCGACTCCTGATCTTCGGCAGGCAACGGGATCAAGTCCAGCCCCTCGGGCGGTACCAGGGTGAGCATGGTGCGCTGGCCTTTTTCATCCAGCACAAATTCAATGTCACGGATCATCAGCCATTGATCCACAATGCCCATATAGCCATCGATCACTTTGACCAGACGGTTGGTGCGCCAGATGTCATCCTCATGCTGCCAGCCATTAACGGTATAGGTCACCTGCCGACTACGGCCATAGTTGACATTGCGCTGCCACTCGGCATGCTGTTGAATTTTTGCTTTGCCGGTGACGTTATCAACATCCAACACGGTGGGACGATAGCGCATCGCCACATCCTCGGCTTGCCCGGCAATGTGCGCCGAGGCGGCACCATTGTTTTCTTCCCATCCTTGTTGCTGACCGATAGTGTGGTAATGGCTGAAGCGTTCCCGCATGCTAAAAGCACCCTCGGCACTGAGGATGTTTTCACCCAGGATCAAAGGTGTGGCGATGCGCTCTTTGCCTGCACGGGTTAAACGCAGATCCCCGTCTTCATCACACACCAGACGGACCGCATGCAGGCGGGCCTGCTCGACCAGGTACTCATAAACTGTTTGGCCAGGATCAAATCGCTGTACTCGGATGGCCTTATCAAAACCTGTGACATCGGTGGTGGCTTCCAAACCGAACGGCTTGACCATCGTCTGCGCAACATCCATAAAGGTTTTATTCTTAAATTCACTTTCGTTGTCACTTAGCGGCAGACTGCAGTCAACCAGGTCACCGGTTTTAGATCGCCCTGCCACGCTCACGCTACGGGCACTGGCATCATAGGATGGAGTGGTGTCATCGATGTAACCGGTCAACATCAGCTCGCCATCAAACTCGATGCTGCAGGGGCTGCCTGCCTTGATGGGGCGAAAGTCATCATCATATAAATCCGTGATGGCCAGTTCAAAGGTATCGGCCACGGCCTCCATCGATTTGACCAGGCTTACGGACTTCCAGCCTTTGTATTGTTGGCCGTTGATGATGAGGGCAAGTTCAGTCACTCAACACCTCCAGCAATTCACCGGCAGGCACAAACAGAGGGTGGGGGATGTTGTTGCGGTCAATGATCTCACCGGCGCGATCCGCATCACCATATAGGCGATGGGCCAGCACCAGGGCGGGCTCGACCACTTGCGGCGTGTGGTCCACCACTTGCGGCAGTTTGGCACCACGCACATTCAGGTCGTTGGTCACGGCCGCACGCAGCGCCACCAGGGATTGATACACATTGTCGTCGATAGACAGGCCAGAGACGGCGCTGACAAAATCAAGCTGCTCATCGATGGCGGTGTTGATATTGTCGCGCCACCTGAGCGCATCATCACTGCTGGTGAAGCTCACGGTGCTGGTGAGCCGGGCGGCCTCGGCGATGGCGGCACGCCGAGTCAGGTTGTGCATCTGTTCAATGTTTGCTGCCTGCTGTTGGCGGTTGCTCGTGGTGCTGGGTGTGCTGGGCGAATTTTTACCGGCATCAAACAGGGCTTTAAGGCCATTTAATGCCCGTTCAGGTTCTTCGATTGCCGTGCTGATCCGGCTCATCGATCCGGTAATGATGGCCGCCATGTCACCGGGGGTACGAATGGCATCGGCAATGGGGCCGGTTACAGAACCGATTAAATTCTCAACTGCCGCAAAGGTGTTGGCTACTTCGTCGACCACGCCATCGACATAATCCGCCGCCTGGCCGAGCACTGAAAAATTATCGGCAAAGTCGTTGATGCTGTCTGCCAGGGTTTTGTCGGCGGCATCGTCCACCACGCCTGCCGTGTCGGCACTGGCGCTGGGGAAGGTGGCCTTGCCTGCATCGATAAAGGTCACATCAAAGCGGCACATGCCACCTTCACGGGTGGACTCGGTTTTGCGCACCTGATCCACCACCACCTGCATCTTGCCGAAACGGGGATGGACAAGCGTGCCGGGGCCGGGGACTTCGAATGCTTCGATCAGCTTGTCGCGGTCCTTGTCATAATTATCACCCACCACAAACAGGCTGAGAGAGTACTCGCGGGCCTTTTTGCCCAGGTCTTCGGCCCAGCCGATCTCGCGCTGGGGATATTCGTGGCTTTGAATGCGACGACCAAAACTCATGTCATCCGACGGGCAGACAAACTCGACTCCCCGGAAGCTGCCTTTGGCCTTGAAGCGGGTGCGCCAGCTCATTACACTGGCCCTCTATATATATGGAGGAAGGAACCATGCGCACCCTGATCATATTGCTGGCCCTGGCACCAATAAGTCTGCAGGCGGCCCAGACACCACGCGGCACGGTGTTTGCCTATGAATGCAAACAGGTGAATAATATGAAAGTGGGCTTTACCTGCCACTTTAAGAAAAATGGCGAATTGCATTTGCAGTGGCATATCAAACCTTCGGCGCTTAGTGAAGCCGATCGAGAAAGGCCAGTATATGAATTTGAAAAAATAGCCCTTCGATATATTCAACTTGGCGGCAGAGATTTTGGCATTGGTTTTGACCATTGGCCAAAAGATAAAGTGCGCGGCTGTTTTCATAGCAAGAAAAACAATTATGACTATTACTGCAATAGCGATTAACATCATCACTGCCCAATCATCCTTTCATTGCCGCTGTCCACTTCCAGCTCCATGTTTTTGGACTCGATGCTTTTCACTTTCACGCGTGAACCGTCTTTCGACTGAAACTCGACCGTGACTTTGCCAACAGGCCCTGCCGCCGCACTTCCACCTTGCGGCATGTTTCTAAGCTTGTGCTGAACCAACGCCGACACCAACGACCCATGCACATTTAATTTATCGGATGATAACGCGTCAAAGAAATCGGCTAAGAATTTAGACGGACCAGATACCGCTTTGTTGGTGCCCTGGCTAATCTTGTTTTTAATGGCCTGGATGGATGCCTTTGCTGTAGTGGCGTTGATCCGGGCGCTCTGGGTGAGCTGCTGACCACTGGCCTGCAGCTTGGAAAGCCTGGCCAGCTTGGCCTTGTTGCCTTCAAGTGAAAAGCCCTGAAAGACCCGCACGCCTGTTTCACCAAAGAGTTGCCCCAGAATACCGGCATCGCCCTTTGTGACTTTGTATATCTCACTTAACAAATCCTGAATGGGTCGCATCTTGCCTTTGTCCATCACCTTGACACCTTTGCTGCCCAACTTTTTTTGCACATCTTTTTTATTTAAAAATGACAACAATGACTTGGTGGCTTCGGTAGCCTCATCGGGGCTACCAACTGCATCGATGACAATCTGCGCCACGGCACCCATCTCCCGAAACGCGGCAGCACCTGTACGACCAGATGCAATATAAGGTGCGAATAATTTGTTGCCCACTTTGGCGATATCACGGAAGGCGACCGAACCTTCATAGGTTTGTTGCACCAGGGCATCCATTAACATGAGCACTTCTTTTGTATCTCGCACACCGCCTTTGAATAAATTAGAAAAGACGGCACCGACATCTTCCCCTGCAGAATTGGTCGCCCGAATGGTTATGCCGAGGTTTTTAATATTATCGATGGCAAACTTGAAGTCACCGGTGCGGGTGATGATCTCTTCAAACCCTGATAGTATTTTGTCGGGGTCGACCCGAATGTTTGGATCGTTAGCTACCGCGAACAGTTCTTTTTTAAGTGCGGCGATTTGTTCTGCAGAGGCACGGCCATCGGTTTGTAGTTGGGTCAGGCGGGCATCGAGATCAACCACCTGCATGGCCTTTCTGACAGCACCATAACCGGCCGCCAGGCCAAACATGCGACGACCGAGTTTTGAAACAGAGCTGCCTGTGCTGTCGACGTTACGTTTCAGCCGCTTCATGTCTCGCGAACTGGAGCGACTAAAACCACGCATCGACTTTGCATCACGGCCAGCACCACGCGCCAGACCGCTCTTGTAATCAACAATGACAGACGTTTTTAAATCATTTCCCATTTATCTGTTGTCCGTACCTTAACAATTTGCTTGGCGAGAGTTGATGCACATCATTCAGCGATAAGCCATACCAGGTTGCGACAGCCAGAGAAAGTTCCTCAAGTACTGCCATCGCCACCTTCAGTTCGCCCCCGTTGCGTCACCGCCCTGGACGCGGGCTTGAACATGGCGGATTCCATTTGCTCGGCTTTTTCCTGTAGCAAGGCATAGTCAACCGGATCGAACTTTTTAAGCTCGACCAATGTGAACGGACCTTTGTGATCATCGACGCGCACGATTTGCCGAGCCAGCATCAGGTTGGCCATGAGCACATCGCTACCAACATACACCGGCCCATCCTCTGTTAGTTCCAGCTTCTCTGCCTGCTCTGCACATTCGATTAAATCGGCAGTGCTGAAATCACGAAGATAGGCGGACTTCAAGACTGATTCGCCGAGCTTGAAACCTTTTATCAATGGGACTTTAATCTCAGCCATTTATAATTGCTCCACGGCCTGGCCAGACATTTTGATGGGTGACTTGCCATCGCCGCTGTGTGGTACTGGCTCAACCGTAAAGGCCTTGCGCAGCACCTGCGGCCCACTGCCATTGTCTGGGATGAACATGACGGTGGCATCCTTGATGCTGGACAGATAAATGTTGTCAACGTCTTTGGTGTGCAACACCACACCTTCAAGCATGGGCGGTTCTTCCTGCTCACTGTAATAAACATTGCCGCCGTGTTTTTCCGGGTTGCGCGTGGCACCACCTGGGTTGAGGGTGGCACCGTTTTCCATCGGGATGGCTTTACCATCGATCCGAATTTCTGCCTTGCCTGTAATTTGCATGATCGTTTATCTCCTGTATTGATTAACGACGGAATTGAATCTGCTGGGCATGTACCCGCAGCGCACTGACCAACATCGGCGAGTCCTGAATGTCCAGGCGATTGGGATCGTCTGCATTGATCTCGACAATCAATGATGCCTTGTACCCATCGAAGTCCTGGCACCATCCCTTGGTTTCAAAACCGCGATACAGATCCAACAATTCAGCTCTGGCCACCTGGGGCTGCATGACCGCCTGACCAGGTGCAACACGTGCCGCATTATCGGCCAGCTTGTGGCGTGGGAACTTGAGCGCGAAGCGGGCGCGCTGGTCATAGCGAATCCGCTCCAGTGTTTCGGGTGTGTTGATGTCCAGATAAGAATCATCCGCAATGCTGTTGGCATTGGTTTGATACATGGTGATCTGCCGTTCGATGTGAACCGCACCGGATGCATCCACCTTGTGGGTGGCGATGCCATCAAACAGGTGGGTGTTGCGTTCGCTATCCGTCCAGCGCACGGCCTTGCTGGCAGGCAACACACCGGTCAAGGTGAGGGTCTGCAGCGGGCGGGCTGGATCAATGGACAGGCTGGCTGCTGCGACGATGGCATTCACGCTGGCCCATATATAAGGTGGTGTTGGGCTGATGTTGGTGCCCATGCACGAGACGTGTGGACTGTTGCGACCGTTGCCGAATGTGGTGGTGTCTGCCAGGTTGCCACGGAAGGCCGTGAAGGCCCGGCAACCTTTTTGCACCAGTGGTCCCCAGCGTGTATCTAGTTCGGTTTCCAGTGCCGTGAGGCTGGTGGCATCGGTGTAGGGCATGACGATCCAGTTATACCACTCATCCCCCATCGCGGCGATGGCGGTGCTGATGTCTGGATTGGTGGCACCGGATACACCGTCGGCAACCGCAATGGCAACACCGGCGGGCAGTGTCTCACCATAATAACCCACACGCACATCGATATCGTTGGCCGCTTCACCTTTGTTCTTGGCGGTGAGCGTGACGGTGCCGGTGAGATTGGCAGCGGTGAACGGCAGTGTAGTGTCGGCCGTAATAGCGGCGACGATGGTGTCGCCAATGATCGTGGGCGTGTCGGTGTCGGCAATGGTGGCACTGATTTTTTTGCCGCCTATATATATAGAGGCAGATCCTGCCGCAGTCGCCGGGCCAGTGACAGTGAGGATCTTGGTGGCCGCTGTTCCGGCCGCATCATCCAGCGCAATGGCATGGCACTCAAAAAAGCTGTTGGCCTTTTTGGCGGCCTTGATCATCTCGGCCAGCATGGAGCCGCGACCGAAGAAGGCTTCGGCCTCATCCGCATTGTTAACCTGCACCGGGGTGTTCTCAGTCACGGTGCCGGTGGCCAGGCGTTGGCCAATGAATAACAGCTTGAAGTTGACCGCACTGTTACCGGCCAGCGCACTATTGAACTCGATGAAGCTGCCATTGATGCGCAGATCCGATGGGATGTTATCAAATGAGACAGGCATTATTTATCTCCTTTTGTTTGTTTGGGAGGTGTGGTCACCACCACACTGCCGTCATTGATGCGGCGCTGCCAATAGCTGTTGCTTGGCACTCCGGCACCTTCGGCGGGTAAAGGTTGGCCGCCGCGCATCGGGTCACGAATAATCAGATTATCGCGGGCGGGTTTAACGAATAGCTTGCTCATGATTAAGGCTCCTATTGATCCAGTGTTAGGTCATCAACCGCAGCGGGTTCATCAGTGCCCGGTGCCATTGAGTGTTCTGCGTGGTAAGTGATAAACCCATCCAGTGCACCGGCGGCAGGTTCAAATGACTGTTGCAATTCAAAGCTGGCGGCATAAACCTGCACACCGGTTTTGTCCATGTTCATCCTGAAGAGGTTTTGCAGTCTGCGAAACTTCATGGTGCCGACACCTGCGATGGTGTAGCCGTTGACTTCTGGCAATAGTGTGGCAGTCATTTCATACAGACCGATGGTGGTGGTGTCACCACGCAGCCTGGCCATGTAGTCGCCGGCATGTTGTACCACCATAAAGGCCACCCACACACCATTGAACGCCACGATGTCGGATGAATCAACACCTGGCCGACCACCGAGAAAAGCCCAATACACGGAAGGTGCAACCTTGACCATTTCCTTGATCGTATCTGCATCATCTAGATCACCCGGTACCGCCTCGACGGCTTGATACACGGCTTGGCCAGCCGAGTTGGTCAGCTTTTCTTTGGTCAACGCAATCAAGGTATCTTCGACAATATCAAAACTCATGAATGCAGCTCCCTTTGAATAAAGTCTTTAACAATGGCGCTGACATCATCTTCATCATCGGCGTTGATGCCAAGGATGGGATTCGGTTGTATCTCGGTTTTGTGGCCGCGCCCGGTCTGCCCACCAAAGTGATGGATGGCGGCATAGACCATATCCGATCCCCATTCCAAACCGTCACCGGATAAAAATACCTGATAGGTATAGCTGTCACGCAGGTGACCTTTATCAATAAGCGGCTTGCCGCCTTCAAGAAATGAACGCTTGGTTAATAATGGATAGCCTTGCCAATCTTCACTGGCATCAAACCGGCGCTGAGTTTCACTATCCAGGTACCCACCGATCTCATCAAACATCTCACGCGCCTTGAAGTGGCCAAGGCGATGCAGCGCCTGCTGTACTTCGCGATCATCAATGGTGTGGGTGAGTTGAATGCCAGACATCAATACGCCTCCCAGCCGATTTTGCTTTCACCCTGGGCGACCTTGACGCTGCCACCGACGTTGTCGGCGGTGGCTTCATCTATGCCGAGGGTGGCCTTGCCATTGGCCACACGTATCAGCCAGTCGATGGCTTCTTTGTTACGTTTTTCGATGGTCTCCGTCACCCGGTCTTCATAAAGTTTATATCGTGTGATATCACAGGCATAATTCACCAACACACCTGGCACCACAGACAAGGGCAATGTGTAGCGCGCCCCGATATAGCTATCAATAACGGCGGACGCATCAGCAATGGCACGGGACAGCTTGTCGGCGTTGATGGCACCAACATTATTGGCATCCGTGATTTGAATCAGCTCCTTCTCATTAAACCGATTCGTCATATCTTGTTGTGTGCAATAATCCATTAAGTAACCTTTTTCAAATTCTGAATGATGTACTCTTTATCATCATAAAATTCTTTACCAACGCCATAGTTCGCATGGATGGTGACCCGTCTTTTTTCAAACGCCTTTGCCGTATCAATAATGGTGTTGTCTGCCGATGTCAGTAATATCTCGACCACCGATGCCGGACCTAATGGCGTATCCGGTAACACTTCTGTGTCTGTGTCCGGCTCATCAATACGATAAGTCAATGAGTTTGGCACTTCGGGCAGCTTTGCCTTATCAAACAAGCTGACGGTTAACCATGCCTCGCTCTTTTCTTTTACAACGTCGTTCATGACCAGGTGATCTGTAAATCCAATGTCCAGGTCTGGCCGAGTGTTTTTGTTCCTTGCGCCGAGACCTTGCGGTTCAGGTTGTCGGCGGCATCACTGTTACCATTGGCGACGGTGAATTCATTCCAGGCCCAATTTGCTTCAGTGCCGATAAACACGGCACGCCAGGTGGTGGTCTGCCCTGCGATTTGTGGATATGTCGCCTCCATTGCCTTGTACAATTTATTCACGGCCGCCTGCAGGCCGGTTTGTCCGGCAGCGGCGGCTGTGGCGTCATCGCCCACGCCGAGATACGCATTGGCATTGCTGAAGCTTGTTTCGGCATTGCCCACCAATAGATTCTGCAGGGCGGTGATGCCTTCATTCAGCAACAGGTTCGGGCCGAACTCGACGACATCATACGGATCGTTCGCTGCAAAGGCTTTATCATCCTCAAACTTATGAATGGTCCAAAGGGCGCGGGCGTGGGCGTGTTCAATAATGGGTTGCTGGTTCATGGTTGACCTCATTGCAATGTATATGTGGCGGTTCGTTGTTTTAGATCGAACTGCATCGACCGGGAAGCCAGGCCGAATGACATGGAACGGGTTGATAACGCAAAGGTGATCAACGCGACACCCTGGCCCTGGCCTGGCTGGGTCTTGATGATGATGTCGGTGCCTTGTGCGTTATCGATGATGGATAACAGTGCCGCGATGTTGACTTGATCGTTACCGGTACCCAGATCCGTGATGGGTACGCTGACAGATAACGTGACCGAATCAGCCCCGGTTGCGGAATCGGTGACGGTCTTTAATACGGCGGCTAAAATACTTAAGGTATCGGCACCGGTGCCTGCATCACTGATAGCCAGGGCGGCGGCAATGGCCAGGTCGTCAGAACCGGAGGCGGTATCGTTAACACTTAGCTGTACACCCTGGTTGGTGTTGTCGTTGCCGGTACCGGCATCGGTTATGGACAAGGCCACATCAGCGCCGGGATCGAGATCGTTTCCTGTGCCCACATCATTAACGGCCAGTCCGACAGCAATAGCCAGATCATCATTCCCATTGCCGGTGTCGCTGACATTGATGTTTGTTACGGTTACCCCTTCGGGCACCCAGATACCGGCATTGGCGGGCATCAGCGTATCGTATAAATTACTAGCCAGCTCAAAATGCTCGCCATCATCACAAAATCGATCAGCAATAAACGCTACATTAGCGCGCCCTTTAATACCGGACACATCGTTTCCATATCTGTCTGAGCAATTTACAACGACATCATTTTCAGTGTTCCACGCAATCACCCCCGCTGTTGACGGAGTAACAGACCCGATAAACTCGCCATTTCTGTAAAATCTAGCGGTTGCTGAGCCGGAGACAATAGACATGCTGGCGCTATAAATATACAGGCTGCCGTCGATTTTTAAGTACGATGATCCCGGCAATGTCGCCGTCGAGTTTGCTCCGCCGACTGAATAGTGTATTTTTACTTGCCCCGCAACATTGGTCGCTGACAAACCAAACGATAAGTACGGGCTCGACCACGACCCGGTTTGATAAGGCACCGAGACAAGCCCCATAAAATTAACGTGTGCGTCAATTTCACCCGCCCACACCACCGTGATCTCGTTTGTTATCTGATACAGCTCAGGAGTGCCGGGGCAATATGCCGCATTATCAATGCTATCTAATGTTTCTAACGCATCGCCGTGATCTGTTACACCATTAAAATCAGCATCCCCTCTTAGTGTCATCGGGGCATTTGACACTAACTCGGTTGCGTTATCACCTAGTCGTGCATACCAAACAATATTATCGTGTAGCCAATGATCCCGGTTTAAAACCGTTTCATTTGATTTGCAATTCGGGGTTAATAACTCCGGCGCAAACAGCAGTTTGTCGAGTTCGTGACGCATTAGTTACCATGCCCATAAGGGTTGATTTTCAGCGCCGAGTTAAGCGGGATCGTCTGCCCTGTTGCATTGTTGTGCAGCACGAATGATGCCTTGGGTGGCAATTGAATGCCCCGGATCGAAAGATATTGTGCGCCGGTCACTGCATCGGGATAAAAGCTGCCGATGTATTTTCGCTTGTAGGTGCTATTGGGTAACGGGCCATCATTTGTGCCGTCGATATCGATATCTTGCCGATACACATCGATGGCCTTACCCGCCGTTGGTGCCACTGTATAATTTGGCTCATAAATTAAATCGGCCAGCGGATACAGGTCGGTCGAGTTATCATACGGGCCGATGGCGGCTGAAAATGCATTGTCCGTAATCGCGGCGATGGTTGCCGATATCGTTTGCAGACCCTTTTCAATGCGTTTGTTGTTCAGCGGCATTATGCACCCACCTTAATAATCCAGGCGGCCAGGTCATCATCTGACAAGTCACCAAAACCGATTTGATCAGCAATGGATACTGATGCGGCGGTAATGGCGTCATCTTTTAACGTCGCCAGAGCTGGCAGCGTGTTAGCTGTGCCGGCAAAGGCTGCTACCAGTAAAGTGGCATCCGGGCCTTCAACAAACACGGCATCGGACTGCAACACAGCAAGCACGGCATTTTGTTTTTGTGGTGTTAAAGCAATAAATTCATCGGCATTAAAAGCAGCACGAATCTGTTCACGCGTGACACTCACGGCCGTGCCGTCCGCTGGGGCAATGTTTTTGTTTTTCAGCGCCGCGACTTTTTGGGCTGTGGTCATGCCGTCATAGGCGGGTTTTTGTAATTCTGCGATCAACACGTTTGGGTCCACACTTATCTCCTGGGTCTTTTAAAAACACGAATGTTTTTAGAAAACCCCACCGCAGCATACAACTGCGGTGGCGTCTGTTGCTTTGTTGTCTAGATATAGTCGATGCGAGATTTCAAAAAATCCCAGGGCACCTTGGACAGCACGCCCTCGAAGTGCCGATCATGTTTCACAGTGAACACGGCTCGAAGCATGGCAGGACTGATGTCGTGATAACCGGCCTCATTGCCGGCTCGGGTTCGGGTTGCATCTGCATCGATATCAAGGTTGGCCTGGTTGTGATGGCATGCCTGGCTACAGTTGTGACTGTCCTCGCTGACAAAAAAGCCGGGCTGCAGGATGTCACTGTTAGCCAACACAGCGTCACTTGTCACATCCAGGGCGCTGACGATCATCGACGGTTCGGCTTGTGCCGTGCTGATGCTGGCGGCACCGGCAAACAGCATGATGCCAAAGCAGGCGACAAGGCCAATCAGAAGTTGTTTAAATGATGGAACTCGCATTGATATTCTCCTTTGTGGTTTTGGTTATTTATCTGAATTTATATCCATCCAGATTTGGTTGCGCTCATCGGCCTTGACTTTCCAGCCGAGCAGTTCGGTCAGCACATTGGCGTCAGGTGCACCGTTGCCGATCCAGTGGGTCTTGTCATCCTTATCAAGCAGACCGATGGCCCCAACAATGGCGGCCTTGCGGACGGCAGGATCTTCGGGGGCGGACGATTTGGTATCACCCAAATTGGTGCTAACATTTAGGACTTCAAGTTCAGCCTGCAGGTCAGCCATCTGTTGTGCGATCTGTGCCTTGCGCGTTTCGGAATCGATGGATGGGGCTGGCTGCTCGGCTACACCTGCTGGCCCAGCGTTAACCTTGGCCGTACCGGGTTCTGCTATGCATTTCAGCTCTTTAAGGCGATCAATAATTTTTTGATCGCTTAACTTGATAGTGTTACCGATGCCATAGTCTTCATTATCAAACCTGACCGGATCGATGACATCGAATTCATGTTCTTGCGTGTTACTCATGACGGTTCTCCTGTTGGGACTTACGCGCCCGGCTTAACTAGCATCACCGGGCGCTGCCTCTTCGCGGGTTGTATTAAGGCGCTACAGCATCCTGGATGAAGTAGCCGAGGTCAGGGGCAGTGAGCAGCTCCTTGACAGACTCACCGGCACGCACACGCTCACCACCGCGCAGACCGATATCGGGATCAGGATGTGAACCCGCCACACGGTTGCCAAACTGCGCTGTCATTGCAAATGACAGACCGTTGCGGGTATCCGCGTTCATGTCACGATTGATCAGGGCGATGTGGTTACCCCATACACGTGCCATGCTGACAGGCTGACCCTTGCGAGCGTTGTTGACAAAACTCGCACCGACCAGAATTTCTTCCAGCTCGAATAACTCGGCAATGGCCTGGCGTTGTGCAATACCTTTGTCACCGCTGTTTCCATGCGTTGCTTTTACAATGTCAGGATGGCGCGACAGGATAGATAGTGGGCGACGACCAATCGTCATCACATTGGCGCGCATGATCATGGCATCGAGCGCGTCCATGATCACCCCAATGGGATCAGAGCTGGCAAAGTCACTAAACTGTGTCACACCCGCCAGGGTTTGCTTGTAACCAACGGAATAGTTTGCCGCATTAAAGACCAGACCAGCCACCCGAATTTCACGATCAAGCTCAACCAAATTGCTGATGTACTCCACCGACTTGGCTTTTGGATCATAGTTGGCTGGTGCCTGGTCAATATCTTTTTGTGGGATAGGATCATCCAGACCGAAGTCTTCGGTTGAATCCGTCACCTCGGTCCCGCTGAAGCTGACTTCATTAGGCTTGGACTTGCGACCCACCTTGGTATCAGGCACGGTGAAGCCTTCTTCCATTGTGTGCTTCATATATTTGAATTCTTCAGTGCCCACAGGAACTCGGGGTGCAACCCGGTCGGCGATCATATCCTTGTTTTTGTACGCAATCGCAACAGCCGTGAGTTCGGCTTGAATGGGAAACGGTGCTTTGTTTGGCATGGTATTAACTCCTTAGTTATTAACCCTGGATCTGGCCAGGCGCAAGATCGATACCCACGATATCGCCAGCCACGCCACTGAGCAGCGCAATACCGACGATTCGGTTGTTAACACCGGCACCTGGTGCGGCGGCAACGGCTCGACCTGTGGCATCGGAAGTCAGGAAGTCGCCACGCGTGACGGCACCGCCATATTCAACCTCGGGCAAACCAGCCACATGCACATCAATGCGTTCACCGATGGCGGCATCCAGTTCGGTCGCTACACCAAACATGGTTGCAGTGACACCGTCACCCTGGATTACTTGCCCATCGGCCGTGCCGAGCTGGATGATACGGTGTTTGGTGATGGCCGCTTCCGCGACAAAATTCTTGGTTAAAGTCGGGTTCATTATTTCGCTCCTTTGGTTACGTGGGCCACGGCATCACTGGCGCTGATAGTCACACCCTTGACCGCCTCTGCAGCCATGTAGTCTGTGGCTGCCTTGGCAATAGCGTCAGCATCACCACCGAAGTCAGTCACGGTGTCATCACCTGCACCTGACTCACCAAGATCCACCTGTTTACCAATGGACTTAGTGAAGCTGGCAAACCAGTCAACAGGCTTGAGCTTTTTGGTCTCGGCCTTGTCACCTTCACCGGCGCTGAATTCAAACTCGGTGGCTTCACCGGCGGCATCCAGAGACAGCATGAAGTCGACCATGCCTTCGGCCTGGGCCGGGGTGACTTTGCCTTCAGTAGTCAGTTCATCAACCTGCTTGGTAAAATCAGCGCGAAGACGTTTTGCACGCTCATCACTGATGGTGGATGTGAAGTCGGCTTCCTTCTTGGCGAATTCGGCTTCGGCTTTCTTTGTGGCCGCTTCGGCAGCATCTTTTTGGATCTGCTCGATCTCGGCCTCGCTATACTCGCGTGGCATAGTGACGTCTCCTTTCGGTTCGGGTTTGTTAAAAGATGAGAGGGATGTTTCGGGGTTGTTCTGTTCACGCAACCCATTGACATGGCCTGTCATGGATTCGATTTGATAATCAGGGATCACCTTGTCGGCGGTTTCAATATCAAACTTATCAATAATGAAATCACGCACACCACGCATGAAGCGTGTTAGCACATTCGGGGTGTAGGTGTCGGCATCGGCATAGTCAAAGAACTCGCCTTCATCGGCGGCATAGACGGCATCCATACCTTCAATGGCTGGGGGAGCCGCACCGAGGAAGCCGACATGGCGCAGGTATAAACCGTCCTTGCCTTTACCAATGCGCACGGAGCGATTGGGCCAGAGGCCCTTTTCAACACCTTTGATAAATTCATCATGCAGGGTTTTCTCATCTGCCTTGGCCAGCAGAACATCACCCTCGCGCTTTACATCCAGTAACCAACCAAAAGCAGGATCATTATTCTTTGGATGGCCCACCACCAGCGGTGCGCTGCTGAATAGATTCTTTTCAGCACGCGCCTTGGTGTTGGCAACAATCTCATCCAGCTCATCATTGGTCCAGGGTTTGGTGCGGCCCGCACTGTCGGTGTGAGTGCCAGAAGAAAAGACAGGGAAAAAATCCGTCAGCCCTTTGAAGTCGTGTTGAGTGTTTGGTTTTGTCATGCTGCGAAGCATGGCGGAGGGTGGGAATAGATGCAGGGGGGAAATGTTTCCCCCCTGATGGGATTGGTCTCTCGTTATAGATTGCACGTGATGACTGAGTCAGTCAAGACCCAACTTTCAGACTATATACACCCCACCGGAGGGCCATATCATGAACCGCCATTGGTAAAGCCAATAAAACATCAAGACATATAAAAAAGGGCCACATTGCGGCCCTTTTTCTATTTCAGTCAGATCATCAGGGTGCAACCCTTCCCAAAACCCTCCCAAAATCGTTTCTGAGGGCCGATCCCGTTAGGTTGGGTAAGGTTGTTGCGCTCTGAGCGACTTTGCGGCTGTGTGGGGCTGTGGTTGGGCGGAGGCAATTGGGCGAGGATGGTTGCATTCAGATGAGGTGGAGAACGCTTGATCATGCATGTCTGCTAACGGCCAGGAGCGGACTTTCAACAGCTTGGGCAACAGATGCGACTATAGGATCGGTATTATTTATCTGCTTTTTGGGCGCTACCCTGACTTTTTATTGAACGTGTCATAAGCATTTTCTTTCTTCCTAAATCTGTAAGTATCCAAAATAAAGCCACTGTATTAGCTTTTGTTGTCAATGGTTTTATATCTATCCATCCCAGAGCCAAGAGTTGAACTTTGATAGTCTGGAATATTTCATCATCAATTTTTTTGGTATAAAAGGAATTCGCATCAACCCCGATAGTATTCAATATAGACATAGCTAGTTGTGAATTAATAGTATCTTCATTTATATGCTGTAGTAAATGAGGACCTAAAAATGATATTATTTGGTTCCAGCTTACTTCTGACTCATGTTTAAAGGTCATACTTTCGTATTTTTCTTGATATATAATTTTTACAGGTATTCGCTCATCACCAGATGAAATATCCTGTGAGTCAATTACTACAGTAGAAGGAACCGATGCGAGTTCTAATTGTAATTCCTCATTTTTATTTCTTAATGCATTAATTTGTTCAAGTAGGTCTGAGTTACTCACTGCGTTAGCACGTACCCAACCGATAGCTGGAAAAGCCTTTATTGCGCGCGTCAAGCTTAAAGCTACTAATCCAGGTAGCTCCTCCGCACTACTCCACTTTTTGACGAGGCGATCTCTACTGACTTTCTCTATAAATTCTTCTAATCTCTTTCGGGTATCAGGGTGCAATTCTGACTTCCCTGCAGGTATTGAGTTAGGATCCCCATGCACAAATGCTATGATGTGCAAACCTTGAGACACGGCATAATCAAACTCCAGCTCTGTGTAACTTATCCCTTCATCTGTTGTAGTTCCATACCGGCCGCCTATTATCAGGATATAGTAATCACAGTCATCGATGATTTTTTTTATGAACTCAATCTGCTCTTGATCAGCGGCAGGAAATAACTCCATACCTGTTGGAATACAGTCCATTTGAAGTAATGTTTGCAACACCCGCTGACGCTCTACAGTAAGGTCAGTATATGTTGAGCTAATAAATACTTGGTATCTCTTGTCCATAGAAAACCTGAAAATTTACAAATGCCGTACTATACCACTATTTGGTTTGAAAACCTTATTAAAAAAACGTACTTATTTGCCTGAAAAATCAAGGTTGGTGAATGTCTGCAATGGGTAGTTTGCGGACTAATACTATTCACACCAAGGCAACCGCTTACCACCCGAATAGGCTCGAGCATGACCGCTATCGATCAAGGCTTGTCTGAGACTCTCACCATTCACAAGTAAATCGCCTAAAACCCGGCCCGCATATTTACCGTCTTTTATGCCTATTACAGTAATGGGTGGTTTTGCAAATTCCCTGGTGAAGGTTTTGGCCTTTTGCCCGAGTGCCTTCTCGCATAGGTTCTTCGTTCTTGTCTCGGGAGTGTCTACGCCGTCGATCCGTAGCCTGGTAGTTTTATCCAGCCCCGGCCATAGGTGAACCCTGACCTCTACGGTGTCCCCATCGATAACTCGCACAAGGTCGGCAGAATACGGCCCATAGGCGTATGTGACAGCGGGGATAAGTAACAGGGCTAAGAATAGGCTTTTCATGTTCGAATTATACCCTTGAATAATAAGGATCGGTTAATAGCTGCTTAGGGTAGTTTGCTGACTTACCCTGTATCAGTTTGTTACCACTTCTCAAGCACCGGCCTGGCTGGCCATCTGTCCAGCCAGTACGCGACCCACCTCATCGGCGGCGACCGTGTTGGCTACCATCAGCGCCATCATCATGATGGCGCGCATGTTCATTAGATGCTGCATCCTCTATTGTCTGCGTCCCGCAGTGCGGGCAGCGGCCGATATAAATCAAACCCCACCTCACGATAGGCATTGAAGCCGCTTTCATAGTGATTCACTTTTTTGATCAGCGTATGTTGCTGACCGGACATATTCACGATGACAAAGAACTGCCCCAGCAACAGCATGGCCAGCAGACCCATGATCATGGTGGGGCGTTTACGGCTGGCTGTGCTGGCCGGTTTACTCAACAGGCTCTGGATGTCGTTTTCGATCTGATTCAATGATCGCATGTTCCCCCTCCTTAGTATGATGGTGATAATGAATCGTTACATTTTGATTGTTGTAAATCAGGAATTGCGGCAAATTGGCCAACGTTGGCGAATTTGACCGACTGGCGATAAGACCGACAATCTCGTCGCCCAACTCGTCCGGTGTTTTTGTCATTGTATCCCCCACCCATTATTACCGCCCCAGCACTTTGGCAAAGTGTATGACATTGTCAGCGTCAATTTTGGGTGGCGTTTCAGTATCCCCATACTTGGCCTTTGCCCATTCACACAGCAGCGGTATCAGCTTGGATTTTGTATCCGGATCAAGGTCCGGTCGGTTTATCTCGACGGCTTTAATCACCGTCTGTAATAACCCTAGGTCATCTAGGGGGGAATGCAACCTGTCAGATTTGGTAGCTGTGTAGTTGGGGTTGGCGCTGTCTTTCACCATGAATTTGGGGGTGGCCACCTTGTCGCGGGTCAAGTAAGTCGCCTGCTTGCCAATCACTATATATAGGATGTCGGCCCCTTCATTGGCGATGGCGGCCAGGTAGCTGGCATCGGGATACCTTTCACCAGACTCATAGTATCCCTGGCTCTTTCTGCCAACACCCGCCAGCGAGGCAAAATCGGTCTGATTGTACCCAAGCCGCTTCCGTTCTTCTTCTAGTCTGTTTCCTATCGTGGACATTATTTATCTTATAGCCTTGACAATGCGCCGTTATGTTCCCATACTCAGCACATAGGCTCAGAAATGAGCCTTATTGTTCCCATAAAAAGGGGTTGTGCCCCTCGTAATAAACAAGGACAGATTATGCACCATGCCGATATTACTTGTCGCCTGACCAAGGCCGGTTTTTCGCACACAGACATCGCCAATGAGGAAGGCGTTTCGGTGCGATTTGTAGGCCAGGTTATTTGCGGCGAACGCACCAGCAAAAAAGTGGCGAATGCCATCGCTAAAAAGATCGGCCTTACCATTGATAAAGTCTGGCCCGGTCGCTACAAACACGAGCCTCGCCCCTTGCGTCGACCGACCAAGCCCAAGTCCCGGTGCCGTGCCGCATGACTAATCATCAAACACCATCCCCCAGCACACGCAAAGATGCACGGTCATGTTCCCCACAAGATCGGCTAAACGCCATCCACAAACAACGGGCACAAGTGCAACTACGTCGCCTGGCGGAACATCGCGAGGATATTTGTCGGCAATCGCCTTTAGAAAATGTTCCATGCGCGCAGGGATGTTTGCCAGCCGGTAATGCAACAGTTGAACCTGCGTCTGGCCCAGCCCAAAGCGAAGCACCTCCGGTGATGCGTTCTGAGCATGATGAGGAAATGTATTGATGAGCCACGCAATCAATTTGTCACGCTCATCCTGCGTGGTGTTGGGTGGCGCGGTTGGAGCGACCTTATCACCAAAAAGCGAGATCATCAGGCCGGTGGTTTCTGTCGTGAGTTGCGCCACGCTCATTGCCGCCAGCGCCATATCACCAAGAGTCCGTGCGGAAATATGTACCGCTTTGGTTGCTTTCATTTTTTCTGCCCCTTTTCAATTTTCTGAAACCAGCTTATCGAAGCTGAGGAGGAATGTCAGTGGTTAAAGAAACAGAAAAATTTACCAGTGATGAAGTCCAACCGGATCTGTTCCAGAAGTTTGGTGCCACACCGGACTATCTATCAGCCAACGCCCCCGACCTGGACATCGAGCAGGAATTTCTGGGGTCCATCAACTATTGCCTGCGCACCGCCAAGAAGCACGGCATGAGTCGTGACCGCATTGTCGACCGAATGAATCACTGTTTGCCGGATGCCACCAAAATCACCACGCGACAACTGAATGGTTGGACAGCCACCTCGCAGGAGTATCGACACTTTCCCGCCATCTACCTGCCTGCCTTTGTCTGGGCCTGCCTTGGCATTCTCATGCCGATTGAAGTGCTGACCAAGTCGCTCGGCCTGGCTGTGCTGGATGAACAGGAACAACTGGCCATGCAGTTAGGCAGGGCCGTGCTGGACAAGTCACAGGCCAGCAAGATCGAACGTCAACTCAAACAACAACTGGGGCTTAAATAATGGCACAAGCACAACAACACGAAACCGAAGACCAAAAACGCTACCGGGAAATGCGGCCACTGTGGGACGCATTAAAGATCACCATTCATCTGGATTGTGAAAACGACCATCAGTTTGCATACGACGCCGACCCTGCCAGCCCCAGCAATGAGATCAACGCCACCCGCAGGGCATACGACTTTGGCTGGCGCGAAGTCGACGGCAAGATTTACTGCAAGAAGTGTATTGAAAAATTATAAGGAGAAACAGTGTGTCCAATAAATCATTAACACCACCCAAGCATGTTGCCGATTTTCTTGGCGGATTAAAACTGCAACCCATCAAGGACGTTATCAAACTCCCCGCTGAACAGAGACTGGATCAGGCTGTCATTGGTGACCGACTGGAACTGGCGGGTGTCCTTTATAAGGGGTTTTGCCTCACCAACCTGAAAGAAGAGCTTGGCCACGGCCAGTACCTGGCAGAGCTGGCTAAACGTGGCATCTCTTCCAGTTCGGCATCACGCTGTGTGAATCTGGCCAAGCTGGCCAGCAGGGTGAATGAGGCAAATTTCCCAACGTTGGTAAATTTGGCACCCTCCAAGCTGGACCTGATCACCAAGTGGGATGATAAGGAGATTGCGGCCTTCTGTAACGGCAAAGAGGTGCGCGGTATCACCTTCGATGATGCCACCGAATCATCGGTGAGCGATCTTTCAAGCATGTTAAAAAAGGCCAATCTAAGCAACAACGAACTCCAACAGGAACTCGAAAAATCCCACAACGCCCTGACCAAGGCCAACGAACAGATCAAGCTGCTGAAAAAAGCCAGCAACACCCCTGAAGGTTTTAACTGGCCACCCACGGTGGAAAAGGTGCGCATGGAATCATCGGTGGCAGCCATGACGGCCACGGCCTGCATCGATGACATCGAACAATACATGATCGAGCTGAATGAAGCCTCCGGCGAACTGTCACGCAACAAGGACAAACGCCAGGCCGAATACGGTGCCGGTGCCACGGCCATCTATACCAACCTGCGCGCCATTCAAGCCAAGGCCACCTATTTGATGAACTGGTTCGCCGATGTGATTGGTGAAGATTACATGACAGACGACCCCGAAGCCGTCACCCCCATGACCGAACAGGAGGCGCGCCGCATCCACGGCATGCACGAGTATCTGCTGGCCGAGAGCAAACTCAAAAAGCAAAGCCGAGACGCTGACCGCAAGGCCAGCCGCCGAGGCCGGAAGGCACAATGATCCGTGCACTGAATCAACGCAACATGGATCACTCGTCTGGCTCTCTCACTGTCCCGCATTCCGCATGGGACACGCTACCCGAGAGCAAGAAGAACGTGGCCAGTGATCGCGGCAGGCTGGTGCGTGAGGTGCTGCGCATCATGGAAAACGAAAACGAATCACAACGCAGCGCGGTTGAATTGTGTTTGTTGCGACTCAAAGCCGGGGACCATATCGATGAGAACTTGATCACCGTGGCCAAAACACTCGGCTGCAAAGGCAAGCTGCCCAGCTATTCCACGTTGACCCGCTGGGTGAAGTCATACAACAAAGCAGGGCTGGTGGGTCTGGCCCCGGATCACAAAGGCAGCGAGTGCAAAGCCTATGGCTGGGAG